GTTCTACGAGCAAGACGTAGCGATCGAGGAGGTCGAGGAGTTTGCGCTTTCGGGCTGTTATGTGCGATTGCTGCGTTGCGGGCATAACAGGGGCAACTTACAAATATGTCCGTATTGAGAGTGATAAAAGTGTCATTGTCAATGAAGGTGTGCAAGGTGGGGCAGCGGCAGGCCGCTAGCTTGCGCGCATATGAGCAAGCGGAATCAGCAAAAGCCGAGCTGCCGGCCGGAGCACTACGAGCTGTACTTTCAGGCCAAGAACTTGCGCTTGCGCGGGCATACGCAGGAGCAGGTGGCGGAGCAGCTGGGGATCGGGCAGAATACGCTGCGGTACTGGGAACGGACGGATAACTGGGCCAAGGAGCGGGAGGTAATGCTGAGCGGCAAGCAGGCCCGTCTGTACCGGTATACGCAACTGCAGGATCAGTATATCAGCAAAGCTGAGCGGGCTGCCGAAAAAGAGCACGCGAATAACGAGGATAAGACGCTAGCCGACGTAATACGCAAGTACGAGGATTTGATCAATGATGTATCGCCCGCGCTGGAGCTCTATCATTTGCAGACGTACCTGGAACGGTTTGCGAAGTACATGGCCCGCCGGGCCCATGAGGGGGAGTTGAGCGGCGAATTCGTACAGCAGGCGCGCGAGGTGCTGGACGGGTTCCATGAAGAGCAAGTCGGGCTGTTGGACCAAGGCAAAAGCGAGGAGGACAATGGGTAAAGGCCTAACAAATAAGGAGCGGCAGCAAGTCAACGAGTTCAGCCACCGGCTGGGGAGCATGCTGCATACGACGCAGACGACGGCGGAGCAACGTAAGCGGATTCGGAAAGTCAAGCAGGACTTCGCCGCGTTCTGCACTACCTATTTCGAGGATATGGTCTCGGCGCGGATCCCCCAGTTCCATATCCGCAGTGCGTACAACTTCCTAGACATCAAGCATCCGATCATGTGCGAGCGGGTGTTCCGGAGCGGGGGCAAGTCTACAATGATGCGCTTAAAGCTGCTGTGGCGCTTGATGCACGGCGTGCCCACGCGGGCGGTCATCATTGGGTCGACGGAGGATGCGGCGGAGCGGCACCTCAAAGCGCTGCGGACGCAGCTTGAGTGGAATGAGAAGTTGCTAACGGACCTGGGGCCGCAACGCGGGTACACCACCTGGACGGATCACGAGATCGAGACGCTGCATGGGGATACATTCTGGGCTTTCGGGCAGAACAGCAGCAACTTCCGGGGGCTGCAAAATAGCCGGGGGCAGCGGCCGAATGTGTTTGTGTTCGACGACTTCGACCGGACGGACGTGTGCCGGAATCCCGAGCTGGTCGATAAGGTCTGGAATGATACGGTCTGGGGCGACATCTATGGTATGCGGGATCCTCGTTATGATACGCCCATTGTGGTGGTGGGGAATCCTATTGCGGATGACTGCATTGCGAACCGCTTCAAGGAACGGGCGCTGGAGCTGTCGGGGGAAGATGCGGTGCTGGAAGTGCCGATCATGGATGAGCACGGCAATCCGAACTGGCCGGAGATGGCCGACCGGGCGAAGATTGAGGAAATACGAAGCGTACAGACTGTGCACCGCTGGGAGACCGAGTACATGCTGAACCCTATATCGCCGGATCAGTGGTTTCAGGAAAATTGGGCGAACTATCAGGTGCTGCGCCCCTGGGGAGATTACCACAAGCTGTGCATGTATTTGGACCCAAGCCACCGGGAGCACAAGCGTAGTGATTTCAAAGCCGCGGCCTTGTGGGGGTTATGGCAGGACCGGGGCGGCCAATGGCGTTACGATAAAATCGACTGTTACCTGGACCGGGGGAGCAAGCAGAATTGGATCGATTGGGTGTTCCGGCGATACTTGGATTTGCCCGAAGAGGCCAAGCGCAAGCTGATGATCTATTCCGAGGGGATGTTCAACCAGGGGTTGTACGTGGAAGAATTCAAGCGGCAGGCTTTGGAGCGGGGGATTGACTTGCCCATTAGCGAGGACCGGGAGCATAAGGGCAACAAAGAGGAGCGCATCAGCCAGATGGAGATCCTGTTCAACGATACGCGCATTCGCTGGAATGCTGACAAGGCAGACAACCTGCACTTCAAGCGAGCCGAGACGCAGTATAGAAGCTATAACCCCATCAAGCCGAAGTCGCCCGACGATATGCTGGATGCGGATGCCAGCGCGCTGCGGATCTTATCGCAGTATACCCGCAACGACAAAGGGCGGGTGAAAATGGTAATAGGCCCCGCACGCGTGGGGGGTAATCGCAGGAGTAGTATATGAGCGAATTTCTGAAGTTTGAAGACTTTGAGGCGCGCATGAACCGTAAGCGCTTGGCGCAGTTATGTGATAACGATGCGCCAAAGCCCGAGGACTGGGACTTTCAAATCCTCTGGCAAAACGTGCGGTTTGCGGAGGCCGAGCTCCGGCAGTGGCTGAGCGGGTCTTTCGATGTGAACTTGATTCTGCAAGGGCATACGGAGCGGGATGATCCGCGGGATATGCGAATCGTCAACACGCTGGTCTCGATGACGCTCTATAAGCTGGAGATACGGCAGGGCCGGGAAGGCGGGCCGCTCAAGAAAGAGTATGACAATGCGCTTAAGTGGCTGAAGGACGTTGCAAGCTTTAAGTTGCCCATCGACGATTTGCCGCTGAAGCCCAAGCCTGCCGAAAAAGAGCATCCTGAGCAAGAACAGCATCTATTGAAGGGCGGCTATGGGAAGCTGCGCTCCAACCGTGAAAGCGATTTGTAATGGCGCTATTAGACGATATCCGAGCAAAATTCAGAAGCATGCTGCCCGGCGGGGACCGGCGGAATCCGGTGCAAAACCAGCTTGATGTTCCGGCCAATGCGCGGCGTACGCGGCTAAAGCCCGAGGACTTTGAGAACCATCTGCAGCGGGCCCGCCGGACTGCCGAACGGCAGCTTGAGCAAGCCTATGACCGGGCACGGGCGGAGCATATGCCTAACCGGAATCCGCTGTACAGTATCTACATCAATGCGCTTACGGATACGTTCGTAGCGAGCAAGGTCAGCCAGCGCCGACGGGCGATTGAGCAGCAGCCCTTTGAGCTTATTGATGCTCAGACGAACGAACCGGCCCCGGAGGCAACGCGCAAGCTGCAAAACCCGGAAGTCCGAAAGCTGATGCAGTACATTCAAGAGGCCGAGCTGTGGGGCGAGAGCACGATCCAGGTGTTATGGAAGAAGGACGGGACGGTCAGCGATGTGTTTCTAATCCCACGTGACCATGTGCGCCCGGAACTCGGGATCATAGCTGAGGATATATGGCAGTATCAAGGCATCCAAATCGGGGATTATGATAACCTGCTACATATAAGGGGGACGTGGGAATATGGGACGATGCTGCATATCGCCAAGAACTGGATACGGATCAAGCATACCCGCGATGCTTGGGCTGTGTTTTTGAGCACGTTCGGAGTGCCGCCGTTCTTGGTAGGCTTGCCGGACGAGGCGTTCCGGAACGAAGAACAGGTAGAGTACACCAAGAACATGCTGGGGTCATTTACGGAGGGGGGCGCAAGCTTTGGGATGTACAGCAATAACATGGAGGTGTCGCAGCTGAAGGGGCAGATGGAAAGCTATCAACACTTTACAGCGGCGCTGGAGCAAGAGAAAAGCGAGATACGGGAGGTGCTGCTGGGCTCGCTACCGCTGAGCAAAGATGGCAACCAGGATGCGGCCAAGCTGCAGAAGAAAGTAACGGAGGAGATCGTGCAACGAGACCGGCAGGCTGTGATGGATGTGATGAATGAGCGGGTTTTGCCGCTTGTGGGGCTGGGTCAATATCGGTTTCAATTCTTGCGGCATGAACAGATGGGCATGCAGGAAGAGGCGGAGTTGCTAAAGACCTTGCAGGAACTTGATACGGATAGCGTGTTTGATGCTGAGCAATTAGAGCGGCGATTCGGCGTTAAACTCAGTTAAAAGTATGGGCCTTGTAATAAACTGTAATACAGGGATGTACAGGCTATTATCACATCACCGCTTTGCAGCGTTTGAATTCGCTTCCGCTCGTTGATTAGCAAAAGTAAAAACCGCACATTTTTATGCGCTTCATTGTCAATGAGGAACAGCTAGCGAAAGAACCCCCTCTTCATTATCTTGCCTCATCTAGTTATGAACCGCATCGAATCCCTAAACCAGCTAACCGCCGATGCCTTAGCTGCCGACGTCGAGCTAAAGCGCTTGACGCAAGAGAAAAAGCAAGCCGAAGCAGAGTACAAGCGAATAAAGCATGAGCTCGACCAACTTGCCAGACAAAACCCCGAGCTCCTCGATCAAGTCACCGCCGCAAGCATAACCCTACGTCAAGGCCAGCCGCGTGTGATAAAGAACCCAACGCTCGAAGAAGACTACATCGTAAAGCTCTGCATCGACCAAGGCATCCATGAAGTCCTAAAGGTCAACCCCTCCAAAGCAAAAGGCTACGACGAATCTCAACTCAACCAGGCCGGCATGGTCATCGAGCACACACAACCTTACGTACAGTTCCTCAAGCAATGAGCGCCGCCTTCCAAATAACCAATCAAGCGCCCGGCACGGTTGACATTACGCTCTACCAGGCAATAGGCGATCCCCTAGCGGCTGCCATCTTTCCCGAGGAATTCGTCGATGCCCAAACCGTCGCCAGTTACCTTGCTGAAGCCGAAGGCGCAAATACCATCAACGTCTACATGAAATCGCCCGGCGGCCTGGTCGAGGAAGGCCTGGCGATCTACGAGATGCTCAGCCGCCAGAAAGCCACCGTTAATACCATCATCGACGGCGAAGTCGCTTCCATCGCCAGCATCATCGCCCTGGCCGGGCACGGCAGCGGCAAGAACCGCCGCATGGCAGGCAGTGCCACCTTTTTCATCCACACCGCCCAAGGGCTTCCATCCGACCGGCCGACCGCCCGCCATCTGCGCAAAACCGCCGAAGAGATCGATAAAGTCAACGAGCGCCTGCGCGATATCTACGCCACGCGCTCTAAGATGAGCCAACAAGAAGTCGAGGAATTGATGACCGACGAAGGCACAACGCTCCGGGCCGAAGAAGCCCTCGAACGCGGCCTCGTCGATAAGATCACCAACCCCTTGATGACCGCCTCCGAAGCCCTGCGCGAAGGCGTCATCTCCAGCATCACATCGCCGGCCCAAGTCTACGCCCTCTATCAACGCCCTAGCGAAGATTCATTATTCGCTCCCCGCGCCCAGCGGACGCAAAACGAACCCACAAGCCATATGGACCTGCAAACCATCAACGCCGCCCTCGGCACCAACTGCGCAAACGCCGAGGAGCTCAAGCAAGAAATCGAGAACCGCCGCCAGCAAGCCTACAGCGAAGGCTATCAAGCCGCGCAAAAAGCTCAGCCCAGCAGCGGCACGGATCCCCAGGCGATTACCCAAGCCTTCGAGGCTGTTGTCGCTGAGGAGCACCGGCCAGCTTTCCGCGCCCTGATGCAAGCCGGCGACTTTGAGAACGCCCGCCAGTACATCGCCCAGCAGAACGTCATCGACGCCCGCGAGGCCTTCGCGAACAAGCCGCATGACCCCAACGCTGGGGCCGCCGGCGGCAAGCAGCCCCTGGAGTTCCAGTCTTTCGATGCGCTATACGAGGCCGGTTACAGCGCCATGAAGGCTGCCTACGATCAGAACCCCGAGCACTTCAAGGACTTGTACCAAGCCAAGTTCCCCAACATCCCGCGCGAGTTGATCAAGCCTGAACAAATCGTCTGATGCACACCAATTCCACACAAGAGCGCCGCGAGCAAGCCCAACGCTATGCTCAGCAGCACCCCGAACTTAGCTGGCATACGATCGCCGTCATG